CCGTATTGCCAACTCAGTGCTTTCCCTTAGACGCGGTAATCCTAAGGAAGCTTGGCGATGGCTGCAACGCAATCACTTCCTAACCGGAAGAAAAGGCTTAGCAGCTGCCAGATGGGCCGCGAAGATGGCCGCTCGCAAGAGCGCCCGTTCTCTTAGGTCCGTCCCAAAGAGCTGGTTGGAGTTTCAATATGGATGGAAGCCTCTCATGTCAGATGTCTTTAACAGCATTGAACTGCTGCAAGAACACGATGAGCTCAGTGATTGGGTAATCACTGTGAAGGCTGCTGTGAACGAGGTCTATCGTAACGAGGACTATTTGGTCGGGTCGTACGCTGGTAGAAGAAATCTCTACCAACAGCGTGGCGTATTCGTCCGTCTGGATTACACCCCAGATAATAAGTTCCTCTCTACGTTAGCCTCTAGCGGTGTCACAAACCCACTAGTACTTTTGTGGGAACTGACCCCATACAGCTTCGTCGTGGACTGGGGTCTCCGAGTAGGAGATTACCTTAGTTCATTGGACGCAGCACTGGGATTTCAGTTTCTGTCTGGTAGTTATACCGACAGGCGTGAAACCGTGACACGATTCAAAGCTATGGGCGGTAAGCACCCGCAGGACCCTCTCTATAAGATTACTCGTGAAAATTACGAGTGTCATCGTAGGGAGTTAAATGTCCAACGAGTGCCCTTCTCTAGCTCTCCATTGCCTAAATATCCGGCGTGGAAGGATCCTCTGTCACTGGATCATGTAGCGAATGGTTTATCGCTACTGACTCAGGCTTTAAAAGGCGGCCCTCCAAGGGTCTATTAATCACCTTCCTATGAAAGGAAAGCAACTATGCCGGCTATCGGCAATATCGCAATTGCTGACGCGGAGGTTTCTCCCGTCACGCACACGCTTGCACCTGTTACTACTAATGGTGCTCTCGCGGTTTTGGCTAATCGATCTGCCACCACTCCCTCGGGATTTGAAACTCTCCGAGTGGAACTGGCGGAACCGAAGACTCCGAAATCCGCGTATCGGTTGACCGTCGGTTTTAACGATCCCGTTGAAGCGACTGTTGACGGCCAGGTCGTTGTTGTGCGAAATAATTCGGCAAGTATTCAGCTGAACTTCTCGCAGCAATCGACCAACCAGGAGCGTAAGAATACGCTTAAGCTGATGGCGAATCTGCTGTCTCATGCCACGATTGTTTCCGTGGTCGACGGCCTTGAACCCATCTACTGAGGCGTTCCTCCGGGATAAACTCGGATATTTCTTACTGGAGACCTTTAAATGGCTCACCACGCTCATGGCCGTAATCGGCCTGATAACGTCGCTCTTTCTCCTTTTCTCAGCCAATTCATTTCAAAGCTCGTTCGAGCTACGGAGTGGAGCGGCTGTGCGACAAAGTTCTCTGCCCCAGACGGAAAGGTCACCGGAGCCAGCCCTACATCAGGGTGGCATACTGATGACCCCCGTCGATTTGCAGTAGATTACCTGTTCCAGGAAGTTCTCTCTAAGTTTGACGACAAGAAATCGTCTCAGGCGAAGGAGGACGCTACCTGGGCCAAGTTTCACTTGGCAGAGGAGGTGTGTGCTTCAACGAACCAACGACTCCTACATACGGATCCGCTTCTGTGTTCAACTGCAGAAACGGGCGTTTACAGCCTTCTTGAGGCTGCTAAGCGGAAAATCTCCTATTGTTTAGGTGAGTTGGACCTCAATGAGGTACATCGCGGGATGAACTTTACGTCGGGGGCCTCTACGAGGCTCCCGCGTAGGGTTGGTCACCCAGTGTATAAATTCTCCGATAAACCGGAGACGACGTTCGGCAATTTGGCCTTTGCGAGTGCCTCCTTAGGTATCTCGCCGCTCTGGTTAGGGCGACCGATTTTCGGTGAAGGTCCTGTTCAGAGTCCCGAGGCTATGCTTCGGGTTGTGGATGGGAACAAGTTGATAAGTGTGCCGAAGAGCTACAAGATTGACCGCACTATCGCTGTTGAGCCCGAGATGAACATGTATGTTCAGAAGGGGTTCGGCAACGTTATAAGACGGCGTCTTAAGCGGGTAGGCATAGATTTGGATCATGGTCAAGAAACTAATCGTGACCTTGCCCTTTTTGGGGCAGCGACCGGTTATCTCGCGACTATCGACCTGTCTATGGCTAGTGACACTGTGTCACTAGAGTTGGTTCGCCAGCTTCTCCCGCCTGAGTGGCTACATTGCCTTGAGCAGGCGCGTAGCCAATTCGGGGTTCTTCCTTCCGGAGAACGGGTGTTCTATCGGAAGTTTAGTTCCATGGGCAACGGCTTCACCTTCGAACTCGAGACCCTGATATTTTGGGCCTTGGTGTCGGCGGTTGCTGAAGCTTATGGCGCTAGTTCACGTTTGATTGCCGTGTATGGTGATGACATCATCGTGCCGGCTTTGGTCGCGGAACCCGCTATTGAACTGTTGAAGTTCTGTGGGTTCACACCTAACGAAAAGAAAACTTTCGTTCGCGGTCCATTTAGAGAGAGCTGTGGTAAACACTACCTCTCTCAAGTCGACGTGACGCCGTTCTACATAAAGACTGAAGACTCCTCTTTATTGGG